AGATAACACATTAGAAAAAGAACAGAAAATAAAGCATTATATTGCAAGCGAACTGGAAGCAGCCAGTAATGATATTGACATATTTGTCATTGGTTTACAAGAAGTTCACGCAAAGGACGCACCAAGGTTAGGAACCTCTTTAAAAAGGTATATGTACGACCTGGATTATCGAGGAAATATCTTTCAACAAACTTCGAAAAAATTTACACTATTCACTGGCATTTTTATGAGGCCACATTTGAGATATGTTGACTTTGAGGAAAAGCATCTTTATTTACCTCAACATCAGGGGTTATTCTGGAATTTGATAAAACCTATTACTGGAACAAAAGGCTCCCTTTCAATACATTTAACGCTTAGAAATGAGTTAACAGGGTTCATCTCAAAATATATTTTTGTTAATGTCCATTTACCATTTGATTCTGAAATATTGACGAAGGAGTCGATTATAAACGTTTTAAAACCATTTATATGGAAGGATGCCAACATTATAATGTATGGAGATTTCAATAGCAGATCTCTTTTTAATGACGACTGTGACAAAAAAAATAAAAAGAAGTGTGATGGCGTTAATTACGAAAAGAATATAGACGTACACACTGTTCAAGGTCTTCAAGATCATCTAAATTCCTGTAAAAGGTTGCAAACTGGTAATGGCATTAACACAAGAGCTTTAAATTGCGATAATCTTGAAAGCAATCTTCAAAGCAACGACTTGATTATAAGAGATAATTTAATTAACAAAGGCTTTGATGAACTTCCACTTTACGGCTTACCCTCGTACAAAATTGACCCAGACACGGGAGATTATCTTCTTAAAAAGCAAGACCGCAACAAAGTAAAGGGTCGCCTGCCTGGCTATGCCGACAGAATAATTTTTTCAGGTTCAGAATTGACGGCAATAAATTACAAAGTTTTACCTTACACTGGCAACGACCATTTTCCTGTTGCCTTATCGCTTTTTTATACAACGACAGAATCTAATGCTTAACTCAATTTTTTCAATATAACTCTTATATTGAAAATTTTAATAATTCATGTTAAATCTTACCTTGTTAATATTCTTTTCGTTTATTTTCAAGTTTGTGTACTGTCTCAACCCGTGTTTATTAAAGTCGCCTAATACACTCGTCCAAATAGTCAACTTTCTGTTATTTTCATCCATCTCATATTCTGTCTTTATATTGTTAAAAATCATCTCAATGACCATCTTTTTCATTGTTTCGTAGTCATTACGTGGTTCGGCCGAAGGGATGATGTACATAAAGTACCCGTTTCCGAGTTGAGGTCTGTTTTTGTTGAAAACTTCACTCATCATGTGAGCAATGACACGATCGGCGACAACAATTCCTCTACCGTCTTTTCGGAGGCACTTTAGTAGCTTTGTTAATTCAGATGAAATATCCCTTACAGTGTGTTCGGAAAAGAAACGTTTGTCGAGCTCGCCTTGTGTAACAGACCACCCGACATATCTGTAAAAGTTTTCATCCATAACGCGACCGTTTTCTATTTTCTCATGATCAATTAGACAACCGTATTCCATTTCTTTATTTAATTTAGTATTTAAAATTTTAAAAAGGGGTTTTTAAATGGATAGTACATTGTGGATTCTTATATACTCTAAATTTTCACCTTCTTGTAATGAGCTTTTTGCATTTATTGAACAAACCAAAGTTCCAACACCCTTTAAACTTTTGGAAATTGATAACAAAGAGATTCGTAAACGCATCTTATCCGATAAAAAGTTTTCTATTAAAAGCGTGCCTTGCATTATTTCACTAAATGGCGCTGGCGTTGCATCTCAATATGAAGGTGCCAAAGCTTTTGAAGTTGTCAATGCAATGAAACCAGAGCCACCACCAGTCGAAAAACGACCCCCTTCCGTTATGCTTCAAGATCTTCCTAGACCTCGAGTAATGGAGATAAGTGAAGAGCCTAAATCTGTAGCTCCCCAAGCTTCTGCCGGTGATACTAGTGTAACTATGATTGAAGACCTTATTGAAGATGACCCTATACCTGTAACACCCAAACTTGATCTTGAAAATAATATGTTAAACAAAGGCGATCGTTCAGTTTCAAATTCGATAAAAGGAGAAAAGATCTCAGCCTCTTCTGTGTTGGCTCAAGTGCAAAAATCCGAGATTAATCCACGGAATGCAGCAATACAACGCCCTGATAATTTAGAAAGAGACGATGCTCCTAAACAAACAGGCGCAAAAGTAAATGTATCATCTGTTATGTCTGCAGCTCGTGTGTAAAATACATAATATTAAAATAAATAATTTTTAATATTATAAATGAAAGGCAAACTGAATGTAATTTTAGATCTTGATCAGACTCTTATTTCCGGAGAAGAGCTCTCGTCTTTTGATGAAAAGAAAAATAAAGATAAAATGAAAAAATTTGACCATGCAACAATGGAAGATTATTTTATTATCTTTGCTCGCCCTCATTTGCAGGTGTTTCTCGATTATTTATTTGAAAACTACAACGTTGCAGTATGGACAGCGGCTACCAAAGACTATGCTCTTTTTATTGTAAAACATTTTATATTAACAAAACCCGGAAGAAAACTTGATTTTGTTTTTTATTCTCACCACTGTAATATGAGCCAAAAGTTAAAAAGAGGCTTGAAAGGTCTTTCTATGTTATGGGACGTTTTTCGGTTGAAGAAGTACAATGAAAACAACACCATCATAATAGACGATAATCCCGACGTTCTTGTAAAACAAGCGTGTAATGTGATTCAAATTAAACCATTTTTTTATTACCATAGAGCGTCTTATACTGATACCGAATTTTACAAAATAGAACAAGAATTGTCAAAGATAGATCAATATATGAGACAAGGCATTGTTAGAACTTGTCTTAAAAAATAAATCTTATTGAGCGATGGTTTCAAAAACGTTTTTAGCATTATCGCCATACGATTTGAGAAGAAAAATATCATCCACCATCTCTTGCTTTTGCGTGTCATCTACGTCACATAGCTCACATAGATGTTCAGCGTAAAATTGAAGTCTTCTCAAAAGTTCATCGTTTTGATCTATTAGATCTCTACTTAATTTGGCAAGTTGCTCATTTGTATACTTGACTTTATAAATTTTATCTTTTTCCTTTACTTTTTCCTGTAATTCATGATATAATTCATCTTCGTATTCTCTTATCTCTTGTTGCTCGTCAAATCGACAAAGATGAAGTTTATTTTGTAATTTGTCATTCTCTACTTGTAACTTACTATTTTCAAGCTTTAGAATATCTAATTCAATCTCATTCGTCGACTCTTCACAATCCTTTAGTTTCGATTTCAGATTTTTATTTGCATTTACAAGATTATCATTTTCTTCCTTCATCATATCCAATAAGAGCTGTATAACACGTATTTCTTCTCTTTGCGCTTCGTTCATCTCTCTGTTTAACACGACTTGCTCGTCAAGCCTATCTACAAATTCTTGCTGTAATGAAGAAATTTGTTTTACGTACATACTGCAATCTGTGCTTGGCATTCTTTGTGACAGTTTGCGCATCAGGTTTTCGTTTTGAGAATTTAAACTTTCTAATTCTTCACGTATATGATTTACTTCAGCTTCTTTATCATTTAATTTTCTTTCAATTCCTTCACAATCTACGGATTGTCTTGCTTCCAATAAAACCTTATTCATGTCATTTAATTTTTCTTCAGACTCTTGTAATTTACGTGACAATATATCTAGATTACGATCTTTTTCACGACTACTTTGTCTATACGCATCAACTTCGCCTCTCAACTGAACCAAAAGATCGTCATTCTTTACAGCTTGATTATTCATGTTTTCTTTACATGTCTTGATAATGTCTCTTAATTCTTGCATCAAATCAGAATTTGACAAATCCCCTTTAGTTTCAAGCACTTCATTTACAATTTTCATCATTTGGTCATTTTGTGCCTTGACATCTTGATATTCCATGTTGAGAATTTGAAAACTGCTTTCTAGTTGAGGAACGTTGCTTACCAAATCCTGCATTTCAACCAATTGATTTCGTAAATATTCATATTGTTCTAAAAGAAGCACCACGTCTTTTGAAAGTTTTTTCGATTTTCCTCCCAAATCAAATGCAATTGCTCCAGAACGTAAACCTTTATCGACTGGTTGTAGTTGATTTACTTTACCTGTACCGCGATTGTAATTAAGAAACATGCCATCGTATTCGACTTTACCTTTTAAAATTAAATTAACACGAACATCATCTGGAAGTTCTTGCATAGGAATATTCTCTCGTAGTACAATATTTGTAGCAGCCATTTATTTATAATAAAATATAAATAAATGACACGTTATTGCATAATATTAATTATTATATTTTTGATCATTTTAATGTGCGCTGTTTGTTTTTGTAAAAAATCTGATCCTTACATAGCTCCTACAAACCATGATTCTGCGATTTTATACTTTGATGAAAAACTTGCCCCATATTTATTACCGGAAACCATTGCAACTATTCAGAAAGGAGTCACCTCGTTTTTCTCTCCTCAAATTCAGCTTCAATTAAATCCCTCATGCGACGAATTGCCAAAAGACTACCACGGTCTTATTGTTATCAATTTTCAAGGAAAACAACTCCAAACTCCGTTTGGAAAAGACTTTAACAATTTGTATAACGAAACACGAACTGCATTTGGAGATTTGGTTTTTGCTCAGTTATTTGGATTCCCCGCAATGGCTTCTTAACCAAACTCAGAACGCATACAAGGATAACAATATTCACCCGGCTTATTTGCATGAGGACAACCTTTTGGAAACGTTTTTGCCATACCAATCTCCATGCTTTTGATTAAATCTTTCTCAACCTTGTGATGGGAACAATAATCTACTCCTGGTGCAACATTGCGCAAACATTTTACTCCAGGCGACCTCATTGCTTTGCAATCATGTTCTTTTTTGTTATGGTTCAAATTATTTTGAAGAATATCAGACTCCCAATTCGTCAAACGATTCATCAGAAGCCTATACATTTATTATTTGCATCAAATTATAAATACGAATTCCCGTCTTGATATTTTATTTCTAGAAATAAAATATAAATACCAACAATCCAAGCGCACCTTATAGAACCGGAAACCCGAGGGCTCCTCCCGAGATACGGATAACGTTGTGGTTGATGGCGCAGATGATGGTCTCATACGAGTAGCTGACAGTAACACCGTTGGTGTTGACCTTGCCGTTGTCAGGGGGTAGAGGGACAGTACAGCCAAGGTCGAGGGTGACGTTGGTAAGCTTGCCATAGTTGGTGGAACCAAGAGGGTTGATGTCGTATACGTTGATGGCATACGAGTACATGTGGTAACCAGTCACGGCAGGGATGGTGGGGGCCTTGTACCAGGGCTCGATGAGAGAGTAATAGTCGGCAGGTAAACCAGCGAGACGCTGTGTGTTCTCGTATAGGAGAGTAGCGTTCGATACAGGGTCTATGGGGTACGCAGGGCAACCAGACGGGCAAATGTTGCCAATCGTGTAGTTGGACCACTCAGACGGTACGGAATTGTTGCGGACGGCAAAGAGGAGGGCCTTGACAGCGTGCGAAAAGCGGATATCCGTAGACGAAGCACCGATACCGGCACTGGGGGTAAAGGTTGCGCGAGGGGCGGTCTGTACCTGCTCGATGAGGATATCACGAGGAGCACAACCCATACGCTTACGCTCGTCGTTAGAGACGAGAGCATACTCAGCCCAGACGTACGCGTTCTTTAGCGCAGGGGAGCCATTTGCAGTGTTAATATCGCCACCTACGACCGCGCGGCCAGGAGATACAGCGTTGGGGTATACAACTAGAAGGTCAGTATATTCACGGAACTGAAACTGAATACGCATCTCGTTGTAAGGAAGAGCGGCAGTCGGTAGAGCGACACCAGTATCACGAGTGAAAAAGAAGGGTAGGGGAAGATTGATAGTGTAGGCCGGCAAGTTCTTGCAAGCGCTAGTTAGCTCGGGTACGTTACCAATCATGTTGTTGTAACCAACCTGCTTAGAGGCGGGGACGGTGAATGCAGCCCAAAAATCAAGATAGTAAGAATCGAAGCGGGCAGCGATAAGATCGTTAAAGGTTACAGCGCACTCACGAACCAAATTGTGGGCAACGTTGTGGGTCCAGCGGCCTACAAGCTGCTGGCCAGTAACTGAATCCTTGCTAAACTGAATGGCGGGTAGGGTAGCGCGTAGCCAATTGTGTACTAGGTAATCACCAGCACGAGAAATGGAGGCAGCCCATTCGGCACCAAAGTTGGGTACACCCATCGAGTTCGTTAGAACGGTAGGGATGAGGGTAAACCAAGTAGCGGTTTTGTGAGCGCAAACGAAGTAGGTCGTGGCATCAGAACCACCATACATATACTTCTCCAACTCGTCATAAGTTGCAAGATCAATAAATCCCGGAGTTACAGACTGATTAATCGAAGACATTTATTATAGCATGAGAATTTAATTTTTTCAAATAAAATTTTTTCCTGAACTCGAATTTTCGTTTTTTCAAAAACCGATTTTGTTATCCGCAAACGAGTTTTAAATGATATTACAAGTTCAATTACCCCAATTTTGAGGAGCAATCCTCTATCTCGTCACATAAACCGTCTTGATCTCTTTACCAAAGTTGGAAAAGAGGAGATAAAAACAATGTGGTTTCTAAGATAATTGAGTTTTGCCAAATTGATTTTTTCTTATTTCTTTTTTAAGGAGTTAAATACTATGCAGAATGCAGAAATGTATTGCAAAATCTTGTGAAGATTTTTGTGAAGGATCTTTTTGTCACTATCATGACGAAGTTCTTTGCAAGCACATCCTCAAGAATGGAAAGCGATGTGCACAGTCTCGACGCTTTGGTCAACAGTACAACAATATGTGTGGCATCCATTGGAAACTGTATCCCTTGAGCGAATCTGAAATGCAACAACATCAAAGAGAGCATGAAGAAAACCTGAAAAAAGAGGAGGAGGAGTTACAAGAAAAAATAAAAAAGATATGGGAGGAGAGTGCAGAGAGGATGAAGCGCAGTAGAGAGGAACACGAAGAAAGAATGAAGCGCCAAAGGGAAGAGTTTCAGGAAAGGAGAGAAGAGTTTGCAAGGGCAAAGAAAACGAAACCAAATAGTGTATTAGAGGCTGAAGGGATTTTTAGTAATGATGATTTCAAGAAGTGGGCAAGAAATCATCATCCAGACAAGGGAGGGGATACAAAACTATTTCAAGAGGTTTCTTGTCTTGTTCGTCAAAAAATGTGGTAATTTGTAAGTATTTTAAAAGAGAATTTAAAAATACCCACTGTTTTTCTACAAATGGATATGGATATTATATCTATTGATAATAAAATTCAAAATGGACTGAAAATGGAAGAAGACAAATTGGATAAGTATAAAGAAACCTTACGGGATATTGAAAGATTACTGACGACAAAAAATTTGGAAAAAAGCACAAAAAATACGCTATTAAGAAGCAAAAACGAATACACATTAAAAATAAAGGAATTGGAAGACAATCAGACTTACAATTTCTATATAACCGAAACAATGCCTATTATTCAAAGGTATAAAGATATTCTCAAAAAGCCAATGAAGATGAGTTTCTTGTCAAAAAAGGCACCAATTAAAAACGAAGAAAAAGAGCAAATCATCCGAGAATTTCTTAATATTGCAAAGAAATACACAACCATTGAACAAGAAGAAAACGACGATGACGGAAAAAAAGAAGTGTGTGACTATTGTGGAGGGAAAAACTTGATTTTTTCTGATAATGTTCTTATTTGTCTTTCTTGTGGAATTGAATTTGATGTGGGAAACAATCCACTGTCTTACAAGGACATTTCTCGTACAAATATTTTGCAAAAATACACGTATGAACGTCGGTCACATTTTCGAGATTGTATCAATCAGTTTCAAGGAAAGCAGAATTGCAAAATACCTCCAGAGGTTTATATAAATTTAGAGGAGCAGTTTAAAAAGCACAATTTGCTTGTAGGTGATGAAAACATCACAAAAGAAGAACGTTTTAGCAAAGTGAAAAAAGAGCATGTAATGTTGTTTTTAAGAGAGTTAAAGTACGACAAGCAGTACGAAAATATTAACTTTATTTATTCTCAAATGACTGGTGCAAAGTGTTACGACATTTCTCATTTAGAAGAGCAACTCATGGCAGATTTCGATACACTTGTAAACTTGTACATAAAAAAGTTTAAATACGAGAAAAAGATTGCACGAAAAAGTTTTATGAACATAAACTATGTTTTCTATCAACTCTTGAATAAGAACAAATACCACTGTAAAAAAGAGGAATTTAATATTCTTAAAACTATAGATAGAAAAACATTTCACGACGATGTTTTTAAAGAATTGTTTGAAGAACTCGGTTGGAATCACGTTCCT